ATGGATTAATCCATTTTTTTATAAACTGACAGCAAACTTTTTAGTTCTTCTTGCAGTTCTCTCACCCGTTGCTCTGCAAGTATTGCTCTTTGCATCCAGTATTCTTCGTTTGTTTTCTTTTTGTTCATTGTTCTCTTTTATTGCCGACGCTTGGATCGTCCAATCATTGCCAGTGCCTCTTGAATTGATTGAGGCGTTGATCCTGATTGAGATTGATCATCTTGTTCAGGTTGCTGCTGTGCGTCATCAAGCGGGGATACGCTCTGCTGAGGATTTCCCTGTTGCTGTCCTTGCTGACCTTGCTGCTGTTGTGCCAACATGGCCATGATTTGCTGCATGTCTTCCGGACTTGGCTGCCCTTTTCCTTGTGGTGATCCACCTGCACCGGGAGGTCCACCTTGTGCAGCAGCCTGCTGCATCATTGCCGCCATTGCCGCTTGTTGATCGTCGCCACCTGCACCCGGAGGCCCACCTGCACCCGGAGGCCCACCTGCACCGGGAGGCCCACCAGCACCGGGAGGCCCACCAGCACCGGGAGGCCCACCAGCACCGGGAGGCCCACCCTGATCACCGCCTTGCATCATGGCTGCCATGGCTGCTTGTGGATCGCCACCCGGTTGACCGCCTTGTTGTCCAAAATTTCCCTGCTCATACATTTTCTGAGCATCTTCTTGCTGTTTCTCTTGCTTCTTGAGATTGACCCACTGCAACCAGATGCCATCCATGATGACATCACCACCTTCCTCATCGGACAATTTTGGCAAGTTGCGTCGAGCGCGAATTTCATTTTTTGTAGACCACATGGACTCGATTTGCAAGCTCTGCAAAACTGCAGCCTCACTTTCTTCATGCAGTCCGTCAAAAATCAACACCAAGTCGTTAAAGTATGGCTCGATCAGTGTTCGAGTAAGCCAATCGGCATTGCTCTCCAGTATGGAGTACAAACCTTCTTCATTGACAGTCTCTGCAACTTCTTGAGTGGCGCTACCCGATCCCATCACAAAACCTTCCGGCCCTCTATCACCCAAATTGAGGCGTGAAGGATGCATCCCGAAGAATGAGCATTTTAGCGCGGACATTAGCCTGAAAAATTGCTCAAACTGCATGTCATTCGGTGTTGCTGTAAGATCGAGAACTTGGGCACGCATGTTTTCCGGTCCCGGCAAAATTGGCATTTTTGATTTTTGAGTAGTTGGCCCACCTTGTCCAAGAATTTGCCGCTCAAATGTACTGAGACCTTCAGCCGAATAGTCGCCGGATAAAATGAGCATTCTTGATGGAAACCCCGGACGGAACATGTCTTTGTTAAAATTAAACATATTGAGCAAAAGTGACGTTGCTTGAAGCGACTGCTCCAGCACGCTTGATCCAAATCCCCAACGATTTAATTCTCCTGATGGATTAGTCCATTCCACATCAATCTCGCCTTGTTTCCATGCGCCCACAACCTGCCCATCGACCTCTTGCACATAAGTGGCTTCAGTGATGTCAATGGGAACTCCAGCCTTTGAGGAATACTCCTCAGACAAAATCATGCGTGCAATGCGCTCGTTGGTAATCCCCTTCTTTGCCATCCAAGGCATAAGCACATAAAGGATGGGGAAGATAGTGTCGCCCGGAAGCAGGTAGTAGTCCTTTGGCCTGCCTCTGTTGTCTCGACTGATGACCATTGCCCTGCGATCCAAGATCAATTCTTCTTGAACGGCAACTGCCAAGAAATCCCTGAATGTCTTATGGTATACAGCCATTGGCTTGGAAATCATCTCTTCCATTTGACGACATCTACGCTGAATATGATCGTCATTCGAATCAAAATTGGGATCGTCAAATCGCTTGTGAACTACTCGCCAACCCCGTTGTTTACCGGGCACAATCACCTTGCGAGACAACCCCTTGATGTCTTCAACTCGACGAGAAATGATTGCCCTGTCGATGAGGCTTTCCTTTGCGACCTGTCGCAACATCATGAATGGGGGCGTATCAAGAGGCTTTTTCAGTGTTCCTGAAATCGAGCCAATATTTGTAACTGTTGGTCCATAGTTGCTGAACCATTGTCCACGGCGGCGTGCCTCTTCCTCGCCCTGTTTCTCCATATTGGATTTGCTCATGAATTCCTTAGGAGACAATTCTTTTGTGCTAGGACTTATTGCATTGCCATACATATCTACTAACATTTCTTACCTCTTCTATTCTTCATGTTTGCCTAGATCACAAGAATTTCGTCAAATAATCTTCTTCCAGAACGAGATGTCTCAATGGCCATTTCCATTGCATCGAGGATATCATCAAATTGAGATCGAGGGTAGGTCATCAGTTGTTCGTACAGTGGCCAAAATTCGGGATATACGACAGCCATTCTCGTCTCGTCATAATTGAAACCCTTTTCAACATTAGGGTCTTTTGTCAATTCATCTCGATTGATTTCCGATTCAGTGCATCTTCGCAGATATATTTTGCCTTGTTCAAATAATGGAGCCATGCCTTCAATGCGTATTTGTTTTTTCTTTCTTGATACATGATGAATTTCTCGTATTGGAATTAATGCTCTTTGTAATATTTGTTTTATAAGAATATGTTGAAATCCATTTCCTTCAATTCCATTCATTTGTATAGCGTATGACTTATTTTGTTGAATTACTCTATTTACTTGATTTGCAACATCTAATCTTTCATTTGCCATATCAAAAACAATGATGTCGTTATCACTTGTGCGACCTATCATGAGAATACAAAAGAAATCTGCCTGATCATCTTTTCCAACAGACCAGTCAACGCCTGTGTAAAAGGTCAGAAGTTTACCCCTAAAATACCATTTATTTGTTTGCGGTTTATAGCCAAGATCATGCGCATCATACCATTGAATCCATCCACTTCGAAACGTCCGGTTTGTGTCATCTCGTGGATCATTCATGTATTCTTTTTGAAAAGCAAGCACATTTTTTGCTTTTAACTGCGATAATCTTTCCATGGAAAAACGCTCTGGCCATAATGGCGTTTGTGTTTTCACGCCGTATTCATTATCTCGCGAAATTATTGCTTGATATCTTCTTGTAACATATAAATCAGTTCTATTGAGCATTTTATTTAACAATGAACCATAATGCAGGACAGTTCCTACAAGAATGATTTGACCGACTGGTGGAGGCTCAATCATAGGCTCGACGGCGCTATCCCACCATAGCGCCAATTTTTCCCTCTGTACTGACGTGTCAACTAATTCGTCATTTTCCAAGTCGTCAGCAATAACCAGATCAGGACGACGAAATCCAAACCGTAACCCCCGCAAAGGATTATTAGCCATACGTGCCAGTACTTTTGCCCTATCTTCAAGTTCATTGCTCCAACAATTATTTTGCAAATCCCACTTCTTGAACCCAATTACAAACTCTTCGTCTGTCCACTTTTCCTTTTCCCCCTTCGCCGCACCCACAAGAGACTCCCAATCACGACCAAGAATAATGCCCCAATCATTGCACAACCTCTCATTTGATTCAAATTCTTCTTTAATGTTTCTCGTGTGACCGACAGAAATTCTTGAAATATCAGAAATAATTACCGTAAAAAACTTGCGTTGAGTGACAAGAGACCAAATGACATATAAAAACGTAATTAATGTTGACTTGCTATGATTTCTTGGCGCGGCAAGAACAAGTGTGTTCAGTTGATTCTTGCCTTCCCATTCTTTCTCGTCCTTGTGCGTAGCAAGGTCCATTATTTCCTGATGAAAATCAGGAGATTTCTGAAACCAATATTTTGGGAAATAAATACGACCAAATTCAAACGGATCATCAATAGTTCTGGAAATTCTGAATTTTCGTAGTCCATCCTGTATGGCAACTGGTGCCGGAATGGAGCCTACGACTGAAGAAGCCGGTTCATTCTTTACAGCAACCATTATTGACTCGTCACAACAATAGGAATGTCGGACTCTCTGAGTCCTAGACGATTACGAAGTTTCAACTGACGCTGACTTTCCGAATCCAATTTCAAATCTTCATACAGTCCCGCTCGTTCACACTCATAGTACAAATCCCTGATTGTCAGCGAAAGGCGTCGTGTATGCTCGGAATCCGTCTCTCCAACCTTGCGATCCCAGACCGCTGCCAACTTGGCCTGTGGTGAGTTGGCGGGAAATGCGCTCAAGGAGACGTTATTGTTTTGAACTGATACGTTCACACCACCCGGAGCGCCTTCCACGGGGGCCAGCCCGGTGACTGATGACAGCATCCTGTCCATCAATCCACCCAATTTTGCAATTGACTCTGGACTGGCATCGTCTCGTAAATTGGCTATCGCTTTGGTGAACCAGTTAAGGCCGTCAATCCCAGCTTGACGCCTCTTAAGAATTTGCCAATCGCGTAACCGATCTTCCTCAAGCGCAAGTCTCTCTTGAATTTTTTGCGCCTGTTCCTCTCGATAAGATTCTCTTGATTCCGGCCAACGTCCTTTGCGTCCGTTGAGCCTGACAAGCGTAAAAGAAACATTACATTCTTTAGCAATACGCTCATAAGTCCATCCTCCATAGACATATAATAATTTGACCAGATACCAATCGATATCTGGTTTTCCCTTTTCATGTCCCTTCCGAACTGCAAGTGCCAACTGCAATGCAGCTTCTTCCGGCGACATGGGCGTTTCACCCGGCGTCATGTCATCGATGTCGTCATAGATCGATGCATTTGCCAAAGGTTCCGCGTTATTGGTGTCACGGTCCTCATTGTTCCATGTAGATGGATCATTATCGTCAACCGGGACAGGTGCAGTCATGTCTGCCGCACGGCGACGTTGCTGCATGCGATCAATTGTGGGGCGATCTGGAATTTCCGCCTCCAAAGGGATTTTTCTCTTTCCCTTCGACGCAGTGGCCGCTATATCGCGCATTGATTGCTCGCGAAATTGTTTTCTGACTAATTGTGCAATATTTTCAAGAGGATTATCTGGAAGTATTTCAGGTTTGCTCATGGTCTTATTATACAAAAAGCCACCGGGTGGCTAATCGGTGGCTACAGGAAACGAAAAAAACAAGGCATTATGTTTTTTCAAAACTCAAGGGAGAATTACGTGTACTCCACCCGTCGATGCCTGTTGCCCATGCTTGAATATGACGCACATCCTCATTGGTTGCCATGATGGCAGTTTCACTCCATTGTGGATCAATAAGCGGATCAATCGCATCTGGAATTGAATCTGGATAATTTAAAAAAATATTTGCAACGTTGTTCCACCATGCTTGGGTCTCAGAATTTTTATTTGCCTTTAC